ATCATTGGAAATAAGTCATTAATACAAATCTCGGAAGAAGATTCATGGTAGACGTTTTAATGTAGATGTTTTCAAGTTTTTCATAGAGAGAGGATATGATGTTCCTATTTATTGGCAATAGACTTTTGTTAATAAAAAGCCGCTGAACTGGAAAAACCAGTTAGCGGCTTTTAGGTAGGCGACAAGGGATTCGAACCCCCATAATAGAGTTGTAGTTACTCATTATTTCAATGTAAGTTTTTACTTGTTGTTAGAATAATCCTGCTTCGCCTAAAACCACAACTCCTATCGCATTCCAATTTATCTTTTTCATCGTAATACTCCTTTCTTTTTTTTGGTCGTTATTATTTTGGTTATCTTTAAACGAGAATAGTGTTGCTCCGAGAGAGAACAACTCAAAGTAGGTTGGCATTCCAAATCCAATTAAACAAGATATTATACTTACAGCTACCGTAATGCTGTTTTGATTCTGCAAAGATAGAAATTAAATTTGAATGAGCATCGTTGTTCTACAGTAATGGATGAATTTAAAAATATTAAGACGTACAACACTTGACAATAATATGCAAACTCTTGCTGATATAAAAATAAATATCAGCGAGAGCTACGAAATATATAGCTACTCAGTTGATAATAGTATGTGCATGTACAGGAGAAGAAAACGAGAAATACATATCTGCTGTACTTAAAAATGCAACTGAAACATTGTCACAACAGATATCATGACAAGAAATATTTTTGTAAATGTTTCTATTTGCGATTTTAATGATTATATTCGTGTAACTTAATTAATAAAAATGTTATGAGTAAAAAAATCTATGTAAACGGTGGCATTCTTATTACAACGCCATATTTTAGGTATGCCGGTGGAGGTGCGTTGTATTCTACGCCACCGGAAGGGGCCGAAATGATTGAAACAAATACAACAGATGAAAATGGAAGCTATCTTGAGATAAATGATGAGCATCCCCAGTCTATTTTCAATGAATATTATGCGGCTACATTTTTTACGACATTCCATATGTGGGCTGATTTCTTTCATCGAGATTATACGGATGCTTATAATGACTATTTGGAAAGAATTGATAATACAAATGAAGTTATTAATATAGAGAATTTGAATATAAAACAACAAAACATAGTGAATAGGTTATTATATGTTAGTATAGTAGCTTCCTTGGAGACTTTTATATGCGATATAGTACTTACAAAAATCACTAGAGACGAGGAAGCATTCTATAAATATTTTGAATCACGACCGTATTCTGATAAGAAAAAAGAGGAAATGCTAAAGTTGAAGGATGATAATATAGGCAAATGGGAACAATGTGTTATTGAAGAAGTTATGAAAACAGTATTTAGTAATATAAAGACTATTAAGGATGTATATAAAGATGTTTTTAATATATCTATCAGTGATACAGGTGGCAAAATGAAAATGCATTTTTATAAAAGGAATTTATTAGCTCATAAAAATGGTAGAAAGAAGGATGGTAGTTATATGAATATAACCAAAGATGATCTTAATATACTGGTCGAGGACTCAAAAACTTTTGTGAGGCAGATAATGGAGGAACTCAATATCTGATAATCTTAATGAAGAGAGCCGCTGTATAATCATTGTGTAGCGGCTCTTTACGTTTATCATTCTCCCGGTTCTCCCAAACATTCCAATACCGCCTCATGTTGCAGCGGCGTCAGCGCCCTTTGCCGGGGCTTGTAGTAAAGTTCTTCCAAGCGTCGTGTCAGTTCCGTATTCAGCGCTATCCAGCGGTGCAGCTGGCTGACAGCGCTGCGGGGCGTGCTTCCTGGAAAGTATTGCTGTGCCAGGTCGCTCAGATAGATGCCTCCGGGATGTTTTTTCTCTTCATTCATTGTGCGTTTTCCTTTCTTCTCTATAATATAAAAAATTACCCGGTAGTAATTCAGTCACTACTACCGGGTGGTTTGTTCACTACTACTAAGTAGTCGGGACACTACCTATAGGCAGTTTTCCCGGGCTTATCCCAGCGGATTTTCATCCAGTCCTCCGTCACCGCCTTCCGAACCGTTTCCACCATCGCCGCCGTCATCGGGCAGCGGGGCTTCTCCTTTCTTGGCCACGCGGTGGAACGTCAGCCCGCCACTGCCTGAACGGGTGGCGGCCTTGATGGGCTTGCCCGGGCGGAACTGTATGGTGGCTCCGGTGATATTGGAGGACGTGAATTTCTTCTCTGTCTCGGCACCTTCCGATTGCAGTTGTATTTGGAAACTGCCGAAAGTCTCCAGGCGCACGATCTTGCCTGCCGCCAGATGTTTATTCACTTGTTTGATCAGGGCGCGGATGGCGTTCAGCACATCACCGTCAGTGAGGGATGTGGAGTAGGCGATGTCCTCAGCCATTTCGTCCATGGTTACTTCGCCTGAGGCCTGTGCCTTGGCGTAGAACAGTTTCGGAGCGGTGTCGTCGCCCGGTTTGGTGCTCATGTGAGCAAGGGAATAGTTTACCATTTCTTTAATTACAAATTACTAATTATTAATTACGATCAGGATGCGCTGCTGGGGGAAGTGGCGGTCCTGATTGCGGTTGGTTTGTGTCGTTTCGCGAAAAAGACGGGGCAAAGGTGCCGTAAACTGCCTGTCCGGTGTGGTAATACAAGGCTTTAGTTGCATTAATATGTTATTATCGTTATTTTTGCATGGAGTTTTCAGGGTAGTTTCATTATTTTATTATTCATTTGCTTGTCAACCTATGAAGAAGAATCGGACAAAGATAGTAGGATGTAGCTATGCGTTCCGCGTGGAAGATGTGGTTCGCATCTATGACGAACATGCCAAGAGCGGCCTTAGCAACCGCGAAATCCTCCGCCGCTATATCTGGCCGAAATATCACATCTGCGAAAAGACTTTCTACAACATTATCAACGCCAGTGCCGATCCCCGTATCATCCGCCGCCAGGAAGAGGTGCGCGCTCAGCTTTCGTTGTTCTGAATCTCATCTGCCACTGTGGTGGTATATTCCATCTCATATACCTTCACGCCATGCGGCAATGAATACTGTCTGCTTGCCCGCCGGATCAGGACGGTGGCGCAACCGTCGAACCGCCAGCCGTGCAGACAGGAGTTCAACTGCGCTGCAAGACGCATGCGTTCGGCGGCATGTTGTTCCTGTGTGCTGCCGTAGTGGGTGTCATCATAGCAGTCGAAAGCCAGGCGGATGGTGACGGTAGCCTTACCGTGTTGGAGGTTTCCTTTCAGATTTTCCCAAAGGGTTTCGGGAATGCCGATCAGGACACAGGGGAAAGTCACAGGGTACTGGTCTTCACCGTTTGCCAGGGCTTCCAGTTGCCCGCAGTCTTCGTCGATCAGGAAGAGGGTATCGCCCATCTTGTCGGCGATTTGGTTTTGGAGGTCGTTGAATAGCTGTTCCATATTTGTTTTATTATTTATGAGTTAATAATCTTTTCTACTTCCTGATTCAGTTTATCATTCACCTTTTTTGCGAGTTCCGGACCGGGGGTGGATGGCATGAACTGGCGTTGCGGAATAGTAATGGTGAGCTTCGACTTTTTGGTCAGTGCCAGGCGTTTCCAAAAAGTGTCTTTCTTCTTATCAGTGCCAGCTTCTCGGTAATGTTGTGCCCATGCAAACCGACGCATCTTTGGAGTAACGGTAGGGCGTAGGATACCACCCCAATTATGTACTCCTGCATAGGGTGCCCGGGTAAATACTGTGACCTGAGCGTCCCCCGGTGTGTACTCGATGCTTCCGGAAAGATAGTTCCTGCCGGAAAGCAGCGGGCCGTATTGGGCATTGGCTCCCTTTTCGCCACCTTTCTGCCGTTTTGTTTCCTTCCATTTATGGAATCCGCCATGTGTGAAGCCTCCCTTACGGAAGTCTTCTTCGATGTGTCGTTTGGCGATGTTCCCTGCCAATACCGGCATCTTGCGATGCATAAGGTCATCCAGTTGCTTCTTCTTTTGCAGGAGACGGCGGTTAAATTCCTGTATATCCATTGTTTATTAGATAAATATCCGTATATTTGTGCCACAGAAAGGAGTTAAAATATTCCAGTGTCGGGTTGTAGTCCCGACGAGGTTTGTTTTAGCTCCTTTCTTTTTTAAGGTGCTGCAATATTTTACTTGAGTCGGTGATACTGTGCAGTCTGAAACTTCCATCCTCGTATTCGCGAACAATGATCCAACTTTTATCTCCCAAAATCTTTGTTTCAAACAGGTGGGATTGCACCAATTTGGGGATATCTTTGTATTTGGAGACAATGCCTACGTACTTTGCTTTTTTAAATGTTTCTTCGATGTTGAGAATCATTTCATTCTTATGTGCATAGTGCTCATGAGGTTGGTTCAGCCATTCTTTCACGTTCTTTTGGCCTATCAGCACCTTATGTTTAAAGTTGCTGTTCACAAGTTCTTTCCCCTTGATACTTTCAGCAGCTTCTTTTTTCAGTTCTTTGGTGCGTTCCGAATACTTTTCATCCTGATTGTGGCGCGGTTCTATTTTCACTTTGGCATAATCAGGGAACTTATCTTTGAGGAATGCCTTCACCGCTTCCTTCGCCCCGTCGTATGCATTACTTACATACGGGTGCGTGTCACTGAACAGTCGTCCATCCACTCCCGGGTTATTATCCAGTCCCGGCGCGGGCTGATTCTTCGGGTCGGTGCTTTCGCGTGGCGCTCCGGTGGGCGGTTCGTCAGTGGCGGACAGACTGCACTTGCAGTTCCATCGGTCACCGGGACGGTGGGCACTCCAGAACGGGTGGCTTATCGGCAAGATGGTTCCCCAGAAAACCTTGTGGTCTGCTCCCGGGTTGGCACTGGTGCTGGGCATCCATTCTAAGTTCGGCAGGATGTCGGCGTATTGCTCGAAGCGTTGCCAGTCTGCCGCCTGACGGGCACGGATCACGGCGGTGTCGTATTCCGTCTTCAGCCAGTGCTCCACATGATGGTCGAGCATCGGGTGAACGTCTTTTTTCCACTGTTCAAACGATTTTAGAACACCGTTTGAATCGTACATCTGAGCGGCGATATCGTTCTGCATGCGATGCACTTTGAAGGCGGAGAAGACGGCGTTGCCCTGATCCATCTTCCGCCGGAACTCTGTGGGGACTTCGGCGGAAGATTGGCTGACACCGTCGTTGGTAGCTTCTGTAAATGCGCGAAAGGTTTCGTTAAAAAGGTTTTCCTCGATTTCCGTCATGGGGTGAAAATCCTTTTCGTAGATATGCTTTAGGGCACGTTGCAGGGCTTTGTCATCAAAGACGAAAGCGGTACTTACGTCGTTGTCACTGACTTTGCATTGCAGGGACATAGCGGCACCGGACATGTAGTCTATCTCATCTAAATCAGGCAATTGTTGGTCCTCATAATAAAGGCTATTTATTACCAGTCTAAAGCCCCGTCGCTGTGCGGGGCGTCCGCGAAAAAAGAATGTGAACGGTTTTGAGGTTGTTGTGGGTTCTTACTATTGTCGAGCGGTTGCATTGTTTGAGCGAATGGATTTTCCGCTTTCTTTTTTTCCTCCATTTCCGCTTTGAGTTGTTCGTAGTTGTCCGGACGTTCGATGTTGAGCTGCTCGTACAGGTAGTCGTCATCCATGGGAAGGTTGAAGGCGTTGACGGCTTTTTCCAACAGTTCGGCACGCGTCTTTACTTGTTCCGGGTCTACTTCTTCCATGTAGACGAACTCCCCGCCCGCGGTGTTTATCCCGAGGGCGGCGAATTGGTCGGTCATGTCGTAGTTCAGCAGGTTGAGGATGGCGAGGGCATCCTGCTCGATGAGCGCCTGTTCCACTTTGTTGTGCACGGTTCCCAGAGCTTGTGTTCCTGTTTCGCTGGCCTCGGTAGTCAGGGTATTGCCAAGCACGGCTTTGCTCATTTCCGCGTTATACCGGTCGGTAAGCGAGGAATACATTTCGCTGCTTCCTGACAGGTTGCCCGGTTCTACGAACTCCAGTGTTGTGCCGTCCGGACAAAGGAACACGGATGCGCCTCCCTGGCTGGATGCGGCGTCTAAAGTGGCATTGCGAGCTTCCGGGTCTGCCGCATCGTAGGTGTATTTTCGAATAGGACGTCCGAAAATTTCAGCCAATTGCGCCCAGTCACCTATAGTTCCTCGCTTATAGATTACATACGGGGCGGTGCGTGCCAGAATGCCTAATGGCTCTTTGCCCCGTATCATCAGTAGATCGGCATATTCGTCGAATGATTCACCGGTTACATCACTTTGCCGCTTCTTGATGATGTTCAATACAGGGTCTATGTGCTTACGGGGAACAAGATAGTAGTCTATCCAGCCTTTCTCATTGATGTAGAATTGCACAAGGGTAAAGCCCCAGTATTGCGCATCAAGCGCGTCTTCAAGAAAGCGGAGAAACCAAGGTGAGGAAATTTGTACGTTAACCTTGTCATCGGCTACTCCATTCCGGCGGAATTCTATTTTCCGACCCAGCACACCGCTTTTTCGTTTCTGTACAACGGAGAAAAGATGCGGGTCCATCAGACTTTCACTATAGATGTCGTAGAGCTTTACACGCTGGGTGAAGTCTACATTTTCGGCATTGCGTATGGCGGTCATATAGTCATCCAATCCGATGCCGAAGCGTTGGGGTTGTGACAATATAATAGTTGAACCGGGACGGGTGACATTGCTTCCTTCGGTAATACGCTGTTGAGGTTTACGGGTACGGTTCCAAAAAGTTGGAAATTTATTGAGTAGTTTCATACGGCTATAAATGATTAGTACGTTTGGGATTGCTTGTCATCAGCCAAGGACTATTGGCTTTCAGTTCCTTGTTTTGCAGAATAAGTGCGCCGTCTATGACGATCTGAAAAGCTGCCACCTGTTTCAGCCATTCCATTGCCCGCTCGTAACGGTCTTTGCGTGTCTGTGATATCTTCTGCGGGTTGTGGATGCAGAACAGGTGGTATACGGCGATATCCACCGCCATCATCAGGATCAGCTGGTTGCGGTCTGTGCCTTCGGCTGAGAATATGGCGTCCACGTCATAGCGGGCGCTGAGGCATCCGCGCATTTCCTTGATGGCACGGTCTTCGCAGATTTCGATGATCGCATCGTCGTTGCGGGTCAATGAATCCAGTATTTCGCGATGGATGCTGGCATCATAGTCTTCGGGGTTAATGAATTTGCTCATGGCTATAATCTTTTAGGGTTTCGGCGGGCATTGTGATGAATCACGGTCACCGGAACCAATTGTTGAATCTTCTTTTTAATGATGCAGTAGCCGCCTTCCACACAGTCGGGACCGTCAGCGGGGAACTTCAGGCGCAGGGTGAATAACTTGAACTGGTCCTCCAGACGCTTCATGTGCGGGTTATCCCTTTCCGCTTCGTTGAAGATGAGATTGCCTTCACGGTTCAATGGTTCCAGATTGGCTTCGATACGAGTGGCTTTGTCGGTCTTCCGGGCTTCGTCAGGTTGGATGTACAGCTGTATATTCCGTTCCCTTCGCACCTTGCCCACCAATGGTTTGAATACCTGCTGGAAGAATGGGTCTTGCAGCTTATTGTTTTCCATATAGCAATACACCGGTACTTTGCCGCCCACGTACTCCTGCAACAGCACATACCAGTCGATAAACTCAGCATTCAGCCCGCGATCCAGAAAGGGTTTGATAACGTAAAGTTTCGAACCGATCATACCCAACAGGATACAACTTTTGGTACTGCTGTTCCTACTCTTATTTTCACCCGGTGCGGGGTCGCCATAGATGACTAAAAATTGAAACTTTTTCAGAGATGGAATTTTGCCGTAAGTGATGTCTTTGAAAACTTCGCCTTCGGTGACAGGGTTGTTATAGTATTCTTTCTGTGCGCTGGCGGCACTGATTTTGCGCAGGACTGTGTCAATGTGCTGCTCTGTATTTTTCTCCGGCCAGGTGCTGTGTCCGTCCTTGTCACGGATATTCACGACATCATGATGATCGGCAAGGGCTGCGGCTCGTGCCACGCAGCAATCGCGGGCAATGAGGTTTCCGCACCATACTATCAGGGTAGGTTCGCTGATGGAACGGGTAGCATAGAAAGCCTGTTCATACCATTCCCATTTTTTGTTCACAATGTCCGGATTGCGGCATTCTTCATCGGTGTCAAAGTCATCAACCAGTAATATGTCCGGTCGTATGGCCTCATTACGGCTACCACGGGGAGCGTTGCCGGCACCGATGGCACGGAAGGCACATCCGCATTTGGCTATGAACTCGGTATCTGTCCAGGAACTGATATTTGCCTGCTCACCATAGTATGCCTTGATGCGTCCGTTGGCCTCGAAGTTAGCGCGGTAAGGGGCCAGCAGTCGTTTGGCGCTATCCTGTGTGGCACTCGCCAGCATCACGTTCTTTTTCCTTTTTGTCAGGGCAAGGAACATCACGCAGAACATGACTATCGTACTTTTCGCCAGCTCGCGGCTCCACGATAACACCTCATACCATTCGTCATTATTAAGAATGCGACTGATAGCCTTCTTATGGAAAGGCGCGAAGGGATACTTGGCATATTTCGGGAAAAAGAACTGAATCCATTCCACAGGATGCGCTTCCAGATAGAGCCGGTGTTTCTCCCGTTCTGCCTGGCTCATACTCACATCCACCGGGGTGGAGTTACTGATATCCGTTTTATATTCCTCCCAGTTGAGAAGTGCGTTTTTTTCTTCCTGTTTCATGATAGGCTGTCTTTAATGAACTTATCCCACAGAGCGGTCACTTCCTTTGCCTTGTCCAGGTCGATGGGGCGAATCCATTCAATGAAGCGCATACCCACGTTCACCAGATCGGTGATGCCCACATCCGTTTCCATCTTCTTGATGGCGGCTGCCAGTTTGCCCAGCGTGTCGGCCTCGGCACAAGTGGCGAAGCGTTCGCCTTCCGGACGGGAGAGGATAAGGTTGTTCAGTTCCATCACCTGCCGGTGCAGATTCGCAATCTGTTGTTCGCGTCCCAGTGTGAGCCCCACCTTCATCTTTTCCCATTCCTCTGCCGCCATCCACCGGATAATGGTCTGGCGTGATACGCCCACTTTGTCCGCGACTTCCTGTTGCGTCAGGTTATCCTTCAGGTAGAGTGTACGGGCATAATCCTTTTTTTGTTTTGAAGTCAATTCAGCCATACAATAATCTTTTAGAATTTACGCAAAGTTCATTACATCCCGTTGGAATGGGAAAAAAGCGCGGAGCGGGTGCAGACAATGCTACAGCGTCTACGCAGTTGCGGGAAAGCGTTACATAGTTTTTTGTGCGGTTGTGTCCTACGGGGTAGTTTTGCGGCAAATAATCCGAACGACGTATGACCATCTTAAAGAATATATTGAATGAAAATACCGCCAGCCTGCTGCTTTACGGAGAGATCAGCGACGAGGGCGGTGACGGCAAGATTGCCAGTCGGGACGTTGTGAACGAACTGATGTACCTGGACGGCAACTATGAAAATCTGAATATCCGGATCAACTCCGTTGGCGGTGACGTCTATCCCGGCATCGCCATCTTCAATGCTATCCGTCAGTGCCGGAGCAATGTCACTATCTATATTGATGGCATTGCCGGCAGTATCGCCGGTGTCATTGCCCTTTGCGGACGGCGTGTGGAGATGAGCCGTTATGCGCGGATGATGCTGCATAATGTTTCCGGCGGCTGTTTTGGCAATAAAAAAGACTTGCAGGATATGATATCCACCATTGAAAGTCTGGAAGATACCATTGCCGAGATTATCGGCACGCGCAGCGGAAAGGATAAGGAAGAGGTGAAAAGCACTTACTTTGACGGAACGGACCATTGGCTGAAAGCCGACGAAGCCCTCGGACTGGGTCTGATCGACGCCATCTATGATGTTGAACCCATTCCTGAAGAGAGTTCCACGGACGATATTTACCGCATATTTACTAACCGGCTGGAGCTGGAGCAACAGCCACAAAACCCTGATAAAATGAAACTGGAAGATGTTAGAAAGATTCCCCGCTTTGCCAACTGTGCCGACGAAGCGGCAGTGATGGCCATGCTTGGTGAAACAGCCCGGAAAGCGGACAAGGCCGATGACCTGGAAAAGGAGAACGGCGAGTTGAAGGAACAACTGCAACAGCAGGAAGAAGAACGTATTGAGACCACTGTGACGGAAGCCGTAACCGACGGACGCATCGGTGCCGATCAGAAAGATACCTATAAGAATATTCTGAAAGCCGACTTCAAGAATGGTATGAGTGCCCTGAAAGCATTGAAACCGAAGAAGCTGCTGAAGGACAAGCTGGAGACCGGGCAACCACAGAACATTGCCGAAAGCCCCTGGGAGAAGAAACAACGGGAAATTCGTGAACGAACCGCCGCCCGTAATTAGTAATCTGTAATTAGAATTAGTATGGTTCCGGTTAAGAATCCCAAGAACGCCAAATTAGGCGGCTCTTCCTACTTCGGAAAGAACGTGGGTAGCAGCGTGCGCAGTGCGGGCAGTGCTCCGCAATTGCGTGGAAAACAGAAAGTGAAGATGTAGTGCGCTGGGCGCAAATTAATAAATAACAATTAAAGAATTAAAAGACAATGGCAATTCAAGGATTGAATACCACCAACTATGGTGGCGAAGTACTCGAACATGTGCTGACCCTCGCCGCTACCGGCAATGAATTGGTCAGCAAGGGGCTCATCATGGTGATCCCCGGAGTGAACAGTTCCATCAGCATCCCTCGTGTGAAATCGAACAAGATGCTCCAAAAGCGTAAGGAAGACCCGCAAAAGGCAGACAGCAAAGGAGACTTCACCTACAGCGAAAAGAAGTTGATGCCTAAAGACATGATGGCGTTCACGCTCTTTAATCCCCGTGCTTTCGAACATATCTGGCGGCAGTATCAGCCGACGGGAGACCTTGTGTTCCGTCAGTTGCCTCCCAATATCCAGAGCCTTCTGTTGAATGAACTCTTGAAACAGGTAGGCCACGAACTTGGCTACCAGTATATCAACGGCAAGTATGAAGACGGTTCCGATGACTCTTTGCTGTTGGATGGCATCCTGACACAGGCTGCTAAGGATGCGGATGTGGTGAAAGTGAAGACCGTAGGAACTACCATGCTGCAACGTCTGAAAGAATTGCGCACCGCGATTCCGGTGACTATGCGCAATAATCCGAACCTGCGCATCCTGATGAGCGTGGAAGACTTCGACACTTACGACGACGAACTGACGCAGCTCGCCAACAAGGGGGCGGCACCCACGGACATCAATCTGGAACGTTACAAAGGAATTTCTTTTGAAGTGCTGACCCAATGGCCGCAAGGTTTGGTGGTAGCCACCATCTGTGACAGTGGTCTGAACGGTAACCTCTTTGCGGCCGTCAACCTTCAGGATGATGAAAACGTGATCCAGATTGATAAATGGGCGAACGCCAGCGAACTCTATTTCTTCAAGATGCTGATGAAAGCGGACACGCAGATCGGCTTCGGCGAAGAGTTCATTGCACTGGACTGGAGAGTTGACGGAGCGTTCAAACCTGTAGTAGAAGGATAGGAGGCGAATTATGGCAAAGAAATTACTTGTAACGGTCGTTGTCCTGATGGCATTTCAGGACAAGTTCGACCATAAGACACAATATGCTCCGGGAACGGAACTGCAAGTGGATAAAGAACGTGCGGACGATCTGGTAAGCCGCGGGCTTGCCAAAATCAAGGAGGAAACTCCGACTAAAGAGCCGAAGCAGCCTAAAGGCGCCAAACCTGCCGCTAATCCTGAACCCGCTGAAAATGTAGGCCGGGAAGTCACTGCCGAGAATGCGGTGCCGCCTGCCGGTGATAACCCTGAAAAAAAGCAGGAAGATGAGCCGGGGACTGAGAAATAACAACCCGCTGAACATCCGACTCTCTGCCACTACCCGGTGGCAGGGAGAGGTTCGCCCCTCACTCGACCCTTCGTTTTGCCAGTTCGAGTCAATGGCCTACGGCTATCGTGCGGGTCTGAAGCTGTTGCAGAACTATCGCAGAGTGAACGGCTGTCGTACGATATCGGACTTTATCAACCGTTGGGCTCCTCCGGTGGAAAACAACACATCGGGTTATATCAGCCGGGTGTGCCGGGAGATGCAGGTGCCTGCCAGTCATGTGCCCGATGTGAGGGATAAAGGAACAATGTGCGCTTTTGCGGCCGCGATTTCACAGGTGGAGAACGGTGTACCGGCGGTGATGGCGGATGTGCAGGCAGGGTGGAACCTGCTTTGATTAAAAAAATAACAATTAAAAATTAAAGGCGAATGGACACTTTGATGCAGATATTGGGCAGCCTCTTTCCGGCGGGACTGGGCGCGGCTATCGGAACAGCCATCGGTTGGTTCTTCAACCGCCGTCTTTCGAAGGCCCGCAACGGTGGAGATATTGACGCCGCCTATATGGATAACATTCAGAATCTCCGTTCGGACCTGTTAAACTCTATCAATGAAAACAGAAAACTCTACAGGGCCGTCGCCCGACTGGATCGCACGGTGGCTCGCGCTACTACTTGTCGTCACTGGAATGATTGCCCTGTCCGTGACGAGTTGCAGAAGTCCGGGCAGGCTGACAACCACCCGTCACCTGAGCGACAGCCTGCAAAGCGTAAAACGATCCGTTCTGACCCTTCTGCCGGTTCCGGCCAGCGAAGCGCGGACGAAGTTGCCGATGAACCAACTGGCCGCGTTGCCGGAAGGCGCGGGATATAGTGCCCGCAGCGGGCAGGCCACCGCAAGCGTGGTGCGTGGAAAGGGAGATACATTGATCTTCACTTCGATCTGTGACAGCCTGGCACGACAAGTGATATCGCTGACGGAAGAACTGACTCGCATCCGCAACGAAACAGGCGAGGAAGTGGAAGAACCGCCTCCGCAGGTGGCGCATGAACCCACCGGGTGGCAGTGGTTCCAGATATGGGCAGGAAGATTAGTACTGATCACCCTCTCTTTAATCCTTATTTACAGGCTCTTTAAACGGCGCCTGAATAAATCATAAATTAAAAATCATAAATCAAAGCATTATGGCAAAAGAAGGCTATGTGAATGGTAGTGACCTGTTGATGTCCATTACCGGAAAGGCGTGCGGACATTGTACCAGTCACACCACAACTTACACCAGTGAAACAAAAGACCGTGCGGTGAAGCCCGCGGCAACAGAGTCGGCGAGCAATGCCGGACTGTTCAAGGAAAAGAGCGTGACCGGACTCAGCGTTCAGGTGAAGTGCGAAGGACTCCGTTTCTATGGAGAAGAAGAAAGCGGCATGAAAGACTTGCTGGCAAAATGGAAAGAAGGCGCAACGGTGGAACTGAAAGGTTTTGCCCGTGGCGGGGACGCCGCGCCTTATATGAGCGGCAACTTCATTATTTCTTCTCTGGAAGAATCCGCCCCGGCAGGTGACGACACTACCTACAGTGCCACATTCGACAACACCGGAGTGGTCACCATCGACGAAGCGAAAGTGGACGGAGCAACCGCAGTGGAGGGTTAATTGATGGACAAGATAAAAGTATATGGCAAAGAGTACCCCATGCGCATGACCATGGGGGCTATGCTCCGCTTTCAGCGTGAGACGGGAAAGGATGTCAGCCAGATGGGTACTGACGTCAGCCTGATGATCGTTTTTCTGCACTGCTGCGTGACAAGCGCCTGCAATGCAGACGGGGTGACTTTTGACCTGGACCTCGACAAGTTCGCCGACGGTCTGGACATGAATGTCCTGAACGACTTTGCGGAGTCATTGTCCGCCGGTACCGGTGACTCAAAAAAAAAGCCGGAGAAGACGCCGACATCTGCGAACTGATGGGAATAGCCGTGGGGAGTATCGGGATGAGTCTGAATGATTTCTGTGCCTGTACTCCCCGCGAGTTCCATAGCATTTACCGCAATTGGGAGCGTATGCGGATGCGCGATCCGTGGGAACAGACAAGGTTCCTGGCATGTTGCGTACTACAACCCTATAGCAAGAAGACGCTGAAAGTGACGGACGTGTGCCGTTTCAGTTGGGACGCGGAACGGAAAGCGACGGCTCCGGCGGCAGAAAGTACGAGGGAGAGGTTTGAAATGTTAAAGAAAAGGATGGAAGAAAAAGAATAAATCAATTCTTTTCCACGGTAGTAGAGGTGATTTTAATATTCACCACAATAGGCTTTTTCCTTTCTTCCTCGCGTCTGCGGGCTTCTTCCTCTTCATGGCGGGCATTGTCATTGAATGCTTTGGCTGCAAGGGCTATTGCCGCAACAATGAAAAGTGCGGTTATGCAACTTTGGAGAACAGGGAATGCTTCAAACGAACAATATTCCCTTACGAAATCACATACCACGCAGTATAGAGGGAGCATTCCGCCCACACCAAGAAGCGCGCCACTTCCGAAACTCTTATTCTCATATAGCGCAAAGCCTGTGAAGAAGAGCAGAAGTGCGGCAGATATGAATAATCCGTAAACCATGATTATTTTATTAAGAATAATAATATCAGTGCAAATATAAGAATTTTATGGCAAATGAGGTAGAGTTTAAGTTAAAAATAACGACTGACGGCAAGGATACTTTCCATGAATTGACAATTGACGCCCAGTCTTTTGACGAAGCCGTAAGGCGTGTGACCGAAAGTGCCCATAAGGCTGCTGATGAAATTCAGAACATGGCGATGCAGAACCTGAACTGGGATACGTTGATTAACGGCGTGGAACAGTTCAATAACGGGCTGCAAAGCTTGGTGGGCGGTTATGACAGTTTCGACAAATCCATGCGTGCCGCCAATACTATGGCAGGTAAGACAGGCAAGGACTTTGATACGTTGACTGACAGCGTGAAGGGACTGAGCCAAGTTATCCCCATGGCGCGTGAAGAACTGGCGGGAGGCCTGTATCAGGTAATCTCGAACGGTGTGCCTGAAGACAACTGGATCAGCTTCCTTGAACAAAGCAGCAAAGCGGCTGTAGGAGGTATAGCCGACCTTGGCCAGACGGTTACTGTGACTTCTACCATCATCAAGAATTACGGTCTGGAATGGGATACGGCCGGAGGTATTCAGGATAAGATACAGAAGACTGCAAAGAATGGTGTGACCAGCTTTGAACAGCTTGCTTCCGCTCTTCCCCGCGTCAGTGGCAGTGCTTCGCAATTGGGTGTCAGTATTGATGAGTTGATGGCGGTATTCGCCACCGCAACGGGAGTAACAGGTAACACGGCGGAAGTCAGTACCCAGCTTGCCGCCGTACTCACCGCGCTTATTAAGCCCAGTTCGGAAGCGGCAAAAGCGGCTGAAGCAATGGGTGTCAGTTTTGATGCCGCCAGCATTAAGGAAGCTGGAGGGCTGGAGAATTTCCTGCGTACATTGGACACTGCTATCAACGAATACAGTGCACGTACCGGAGAACTGAAAGAAACGATTTACGGAAATCTTTTTGGCAGTGCCGAATCACTGCGTCTGCTGACTTCCCTCACCGGTGAACAGAAAGAGAAATTCAGCCAGAACATTCAGGAAATGGCTGACAGTACAGGTACGATAGATTCGGCATTCGCCGAAGTGAACAGCACGGGGGAAGCCAACGCCCAGGTGCTGAAAAACCAGGTTTCGGCAATGACCGACTATGTGGCATCCGTCGTGAGTGGCTACGCCCCTCAGATAGGACTTATAGCTAATATGAGTGTGGCCGCAGCCGGCGGAATCCGGTTCGTCAAAACCTTGCGGATGCTGAAAGACAGTGTACTGGCACATATCGCTGTTCTAAAGGTGGACACTGCCGCGCAAGGACTGAACAATGGTGTGATTGTATCTTCCGGACCATTGATGCGCATTCACCGCACGTTGCTCGCCTCACTTACCGCCGCTACCGGCAGTCTTACCGCTGCCACCGTAGCACTTTCCGCCGCCTACACGATGGGGCTGTCTCTTGTGATTATGGGCATCGCGTCCCTATTTACGTCTACGGGAGATGCGGCGGAAGAAGCCGCTCAGAAGCAGGATATATTAAAAGAAAGCACTGAAGCATTTACTTCCGCCGTCGCCGATGTGAAAGGGCAGATTGATCTGGAGATAGCCACCTTGCAACAGCTCATCAAGAATCACGGTGACGAGACCGATATAGTGGAGGAATTGAACCGGAAGTATGGCGAAGCACTGGGATATCATAAGACTGCGGCTGAATGGTATGACATACTGATATCCAAGAGCAAAGCCTATTGTCAGGCTATTGGCTATGAGGCGCAGGCCAAAGTGCTGTCTTCCCAGAAGGCGGCCAAAGAACTGGAATTGGAGAGCGTTCGCAGTCAAAAACAGACACTGGAAAAGAGCGGAAAAGACAAGAAGGAAGTGACAAGTGTCCGCGGAGGACTCAATCCGTCAGTTACGTCCTATACGGTAAACACCAAGGAATACGACCGGCTGATAGAGCAGGAACGCGCCCTGGAAGAAGAGACCGGACAATTGCAGAAACAGTTTGACACCTGCATGGAGAAGGTGTGGGCTGGTCAGGAAGAGATGAAGAAAGCGGACGGCCTGAAAGTGACGGCCGAAACGACGGACCTGATGTCCATGTCCTATCAGGAATTGGGAACTGCCATTGAGGACACGGAAAAGAAACTGAAGAAGCTGGCTCCCACAGAAACTGCCGAGATCAACCGCCTGAGCGCCTACAACAAGCAACTGAAAGCCCGCAAAGAAGCCATGGACAAAAAGTATGGCTTTGGAGGTGGTGGTAAAGGCGGTGATGATAATGCGGTAGTCGCCAATCCGGAAAGCTATAAGGAACTGTCGAACGTCATTGGGTATTACGAAAAACAGTTGCAGAAGACTAAGCCGACCGAAGCGCAGACCATATCCCTGCTGACAGAAAAGATAAATAAGTATAAAGAGCAGCAGCAGGCCATAACTGACCAGATAGCCGCCGCCGGACGGCCGAAGGAACTGGACACTCTGGAGAACATAGACAAGGAACTGACGTACCAGAAAGGATTACGGTCCCGCTGTACGAAGGAGAACCTGGCGGGCATAGATGCGGAAATAGAGCGTTTGAACAGCCTTCGAACAGCGTTTGAAGACCAGTCGCATGTCGTTAAGAGTTTGGACCAGATACATACCTATCAGCAGCTGGCCGCTGAAGTGGCTTTTTATGAAAGAAGGATACAGACCGCTACCGAGACGGAACGGGTAGAGATAAAGAAACAGGTCAAAGCGCTGAATGAGTTGCGTGAGGCTTGGGATCAGCAGTTGGCTCAGGTGGAACGGCCGGATGACATCTCACGACTGGACACAATCGGAAAGCTGTCCGATGCGGTAAGCTACTATGAAAGTGTTCAGCGTACCCAAAGCGCTCAGGAGATAGAAGATACCCAACGTGTCATCAATGCCTTGAATGCGAAGAAGGCTGCAATGGAGCGGGGAATCAGCCTGCCGTCCATGCAGGCGGAAATAGATGAGATCAACCGCCTGTCCGGACGGGAATTCAGCATAAAGGTCAATGCCATCGGCTTTGACGGGCTGACCGACCGTATCAACGGCCTGAAGAAGCAGCTGGCCGACATGGAGAACCCGGTGACGGACGGACAGAGAGAGGCTATAGAGGGAATGATTTCCGTCTATGAGTCGTGGAGGGCGGAGACGGTGAAGAGCTTTGCCACCTTCAGCAAGGGCTGGAACGGAGTGAAAGGCGTGGCGGGCGGTATAGAGAGCATGAGCGCCGCACTGGAAGGCAACGGGTCGGCCTGGCAGAAGATGACCGCTATGGTGGACGGAGCCATATCCGTCTATCAGGGCATATCGGCGGTGGTGGAAATCATAAAACTGCTGACGCAAGCCTCGCAGGCGGCCACCGCGGCAAAGACGGTAGAGGCGGC